TGTTCCTTGAGCACCAGTAGCACCTTGGCTTCCTGTTGTGCCTTGTGCACCGTCTGCACCAATGTAACCTGCAGTACCTTGTGAGCCTGTAGTACCCTGAGTTCCTGTAGTACCTTGGGTTCCTGTAGTTCCTTGAGTTCCTGTTGTACCTTGGGAACCTGTAGTTCCTTGTGAACCAGTATTACCTGTTGTACCTTGAGTACCAGTTGTTCCCTGGCTACCTGTTGTTCCAGTAGTGCCTTGAGAACCTGTAGTACCTGTTGTGCCTTGAGAGCCTGTTGTACCTGTTGCACCTTGAGCACCTGTGCTTGTGTTAATCCAAGCAGTGCCATTCCATGAGCGAAGGTAACCAAGTGCTGTATCAAAATAAATTTGACCAACAACTGGTGAGGCGGGGGCTGATGCTAAATTTTGTACGCGAGCATTTTGAAGCTCGAGTTTATTTAAATCAATCGGGGTTAAAAACTTACGGGCCACTTTATTATCTCCTTAAGATAAGTATGCTTTGCCTGAGAACGCGGAAGAAAATGTGACCGTAAGTGAGTCCGAATTAGTATAAGAAATTTCGCCTTCATAAATAGTACCAGCGGAATCTTGAACTGTAAGGTTAGGATAAAAACCTAAATTGTGATTTATTGTCCAGGTAGCACTTGATACTCCCTGGGTGTGTATATAGGCAACTCTGCCTACCGTAAAGTACTTATTTGTTACACCTTCAGAAAGGTCATCGGTAGTATCTAAAGTTGCATTAGAAATAGCATTTGCTAGCTGTTGAAGGGTTACTCCGCCGCCAGCTGTTCCCTGCGTACCAGTTCTTCCTTGGATACCTTGTACGCCTTGTGTTCCAGAACCTGTTGCTCCTTGAGTTCCAAGTCCTCCTTGAACGCCTTGAGAACCAGAGGTTCCTTGAGCGCCAATTGCACCTTGTACGCCGCCAGAAGGTCCTTGAGTACCTTGGACACCTTGAGCACCTTGACCAGCGTATGCACCTGCAATACCTTGAACACCTTGGGGACCACGAGCACCCTTAGGTCCTCCTTGACCAACTGTTACAACAATTGCTTGAGTGCCACATGTACACGTTGCCGTACAAGTACAGACCGTCATACTGTTACCTCCTGAGTTGTAAAGATTTGACCACGAAGGAATGTCTGTTGATATGTAGGGTCGTCTTCTGTTGTTGCTTGCAAATCCCAAAACGCTCTAACAGGCATGTACTTAGTGTTGTCATTAGTAAGTGAAAGTCTAATTTTACCAGCTTCTGCATCTACTGTCTCAACTGTAAATGTTGCATATAGCGATGGTGAACCTGGATAAGAACGAATTTGCGCCTTAAAATCAATACCCGTAATATCAAATGGGAAGTCAAACTCTGCTGACCAAGAATCTCCTTGGTACAAAGTAATATCCACAAGGTCTGCATAAGTAGGAAATGGCGTACGACCATTTAAATCATTTTGAATATAGACACGCTCTGGTTTACGAGAGTCATCAATTTCTTGGGCCATATAGACTGGAACAAGTTTATTAGTAAGACGAGATACTCTACGTAGAGTTCCCATCTCAATTCGCCAAAGCCCAATATTTAATGCAGAGCAAAGTTGCTTGTACTGTTCCCAGCGATTTTGAATTGTTTGTGTTAGTTGACTATAACGCTGAGACCGTGGGATAGAAACACCATCGGGGGCTTGAATATTAATATCAAAAGAAGCATCTGTAGCCAAAGCCCATAGGGCTTCAATGGTTGCCAAGATTGCTAGTGGATACTCTTCAACAGGTGGAATAAGACCAATAGTCATTTGGCTGCCCATACCGTTTGTACGGTTATAGACGTGTTGAGTTACCGCAGTATTAACAAAACGACAAAGGTCATCATCTGTAAAGTAGCGGAAGACAACTCCTGTTATAAGGATTGCCGCATTATTTGCGGGGGTGTGAACAAAATGTATAACGCCCAAATCTGCTTCTACTGTGTATCCAGAAGGATTAGCTACAGGGCTACCGTTTACATATACGGCAAGTGTATAAACATCAAGAGGCTTAATTGCCAAATTAAAATCTGTGACTGAACCATCGCCTTTAAAAGTTTTAGTAAACTGCTTTGGCTGGTCTCCAAGTTCTAAACGAACTCGGGAAACTAAGTCAGTCAAAACGGCCACTTATAACTCCCTCAATACTGTTGTTCCAATAATGTCGGTAAATCTTTAAAAAATCTCTACAAACGAAGAAGGCGAGCATGTGTATGCCCGCCCCTCCGCCGAATTTTAAGCTTAGATAACTCCTGCTAAGTAACCTTTTTCTTCAAGGTGCTTAGCTACCGCCCGAGTTACTTTGTACTTTTGACCTGCTTTAAATGAGTAGTGATTTCCTGCGCCAAGAGTCATTGATTCAATGTTCTCAATTACGCGGATTTCAACTGTGTCATCTTGCTTACCAACTTTAATAACCTCGTCAACAATTACTGTTGCGCGATTAGGTTGTGTTGCGTCAAGTACTTCAGTTTCAAGCTTAATTTGTGCTTCGGCAGAAGCCATAGACATTTCAGCGGCGCGAGCCTGCTGTTCTTCAGCGAATTCAGCTGCCTGTGCTTCACGCGCACGGCCTGTAACATCGCCAGGTTTTACTTTGCTAGCCATTTGTATCCTCCAGTTTAGTGTCTCGGTAAATATGCTTTGGGGGGTTGGTTGCCCAACCCCCCTCGGCGGGTAAAACTATTAGTTGGTTTCTGCAACAACAACTGCTTGGTCAGTAATTAGACCAAGACCGAAGATTGAGTACCAAGCTAGTGCGTGCTCACGACCGAAGTCTAGAATACCGCCATCGCGGAGTTCTACTGGAAGTGAGATAGCGTGACCGAATGCATTGTCACCAATGAATAGGGCTGCGTAGCGGTCTGAGCCGCCGTTACCTGTCTTAGTTGCTGGAGTTGTGTAACCTCCACCAGCTGCAACAGTTGGGTTAGCAACAGTTGTATCTGCTGAGTAGCCTGAGCCAGCTCCGCCTGCAACCTTAAGAACCTGTGTTGTTTCGATGAATACGCAATCGTATAGACGACCGATTTCACCTAGCATGAAGTTTCCTGGTGCAGCGTACTTTGTTACTTCAATGAACTCAGGCATATCGCGTAGGCGACGTGACTGGTGGGGGTGAACGAATGCTACGTAAGTCTCACCTAAACGAGGAATGTTCTTTGTTGATAGTGTCTCAACAGCATCCTTGATTGTGTGAGGTGTCATGTAGTAAGCACCGTCCATTGCAGCACGGTTAGCAGCTGTTGTGCCATAGGCATACCAGTTGTTAACAGCTGATAGAGCTGAGCGGTCTTCACCGTAAATTGTTGATGATGCAGCGTAAAGTGTGTCGCGTGACAATTGGTCAAGATAAATTGCCATGTTACGACCTAGAAGACGTGAGGCTGATGCCATTACGTCATCGAATGATGCATTGAGAAGTAGTTCTGACACAGCAAGAGCATAACCATGTTCTGATACTGTGATTGAGAACTGCTGTGCTGTCAATGCGTTTGTCTGCATACGTACACCTTCAACAAGGCCATTTGCAAAGCCTAGGTTGTTGTAACGCATGAAATTGATTTGTAGACCAGGTGCAACACCTAGTTCTGTCTTCTTTACAGCAAACTGCTCAAAGCGAAGGATTGGCATGGCCTGGAAAAGAATTTCCTTTGACCAAATTGTCTGAATCGCTTGAGTTAGCTGTGTGTTTGTACCTGAGTACGCGGTAGGTGCGGCTGCGAGTGAGCCCGTTCCTGTGATACCTGATGCCATTTAGCTTTAACTCCTTGGTTGAATTGGATTTTTGGGTTAACCGAATAGTCCCTTAGACTTGCCACGAGCGGTGTCGCTCATTAGCTTGTCTCTGTATTTTGCGTACTCGTTCATCGACATTGACGCAATATCTTGCGCCGTAAAGTTACGTTGCTCCGTATTAGTTTCCAGTGGACCTGCTGGCGGCAAAGTTGCCCTTGTGCCAGTCATTTCTTTGCGGGCATTCTGCATAGCAGACTGCGCCGATTCAAGAATTCTTGCTGAACGTTCCTTCAAGCTCTCAAGACTTGCATCGACCTCTTCAGCGGTATTACCACTTACTAAATCGAGAAGCTCGGGCATGATGTTGTCGCGCTCTTGTTCTAACTTTGTTTGCTTGTAGCTTTGGAGATTAGCAAAATCTCTTTCGCGCTCCAGAAGAGCGAAGGCTCGTTCACGCTCAGTGCGCTCACGCTCCAACTGCTCCGACCACTCTTGCTCTTTAACTTTGATGAGAGATTTAGCGTCTAACTCATCTTCAAGTTGAGCTTGTTGCTTTGCAGATTCTGCAGCCATTTTAGCTGCCTCATCTGCTGCTTTGCGAGCGGCTTCTTCTTGCTTTTCCTTTTTAAGGTTTTCAACTTCTTCTTTAAGCTTATCAATTTGAGGATAAAGCTTGTCCTTCTCTTGCGAGCGAACTTTTGCTAAATCTTCATCTGTATAAAATTTAGAAGAGGTAGTAGTAACAGTAGGTGCGTCAACACCCGACACGTTTACGACTGGAGCGACATTAGCTTCTGATTCAAAAGCACCTGCCATGTTTTCTGCTGTTTCCATAGCTATATTCCTTACATCCTAGGGGTCGTTTTCCGAAGTGAGAGCACATATGACCTAACGTTTTTATCTATATTAAGTTTTACTTCTTAGTGCGAAATTGTCAGCGTAAACGCTTATTTTTCGTACTCTTCTGGAACACGTCGCTGTGGCAACATAGTTCCATAAGCTTCAGTTACTAACTTGTTTCGCAAGTCAGCTTCACCCATATCAGCAGCAGCTAATGCCGCATCAATTGTTGGTGGCAGTACGGCAGGTGCTGGTTCTCCAGCAGCCCCCCCAGTAGAAGCTCCACCTGTTGGTGGTTGGCCTACCATTCCAGAAGCAGAACCTGTAAGTTCCATAATTTCCTGTTCAATTTGAGTCTGTAGCAGTTTAAGTGCGCCATCTGCTGTGGCATCGTCCATAAGTTCTTGACGGATTTCATTAAGTTTTTCAGCTGG